ACCGTAGGCATTGTAGTAATAAAGGAGATTTCATCAGGTGAAAATGCCGTATCTTCGGAAAGTCTTAAACTTATATTTCCAACATGCCATTCACCTTGCGATTGTGAAAAATATAAAGAACCACTTTGAAAATCGGAATCTAATTTAAACGGAATAACCGTATCTGATAGATTTTTTGTTGGAGTTATTCCATTTAATGTACCAATTAAAACATCACCACCATCGGAACCGCTTATGTATATTCCTAAATTACTTGCGGTAGATGATGAATAAAACGCATCTAAATTTAACTCATACGTGTTTGATGCTTTTATATCCAACGATTGTGAATAAGTTAATAACCCACTTCCGTTTAATTTTAATCCACTTTCAACTCTACTAGATGCTAGTTCCGTAGTTAATGAGCCAGTATTCCAAAATAAAGGTAATACTTCGGATGTAAATGTTCCAGTATTACCTATAACACTTCCTGTTAATTGGGTTGTTGTTAATAATTCTTTTGATTCTACTAATATATCTTGTATTAAATTAAAATCCGAAATATCTCCTTCAGAAGTTCTAAATACTTTTACTCGTTTTACATCACCTGCAAATGTTTCTAATTGTGAAAGTTTAATTTCTGCAAATGATTGATTTATTCCAGAATCAACTTTTGAACCACTTTCTATTCTGTATATCGGTGATAATACTTCTGTAATACTCGCAGTAGGTCTACGATAAAAACGAATTTTAGTAGTGTTTGCCAATGTAGGATTTACATTAACACTTCTCTGCCACTTTACATTGTAAGTACCTTGCCAATCAATTGGTATTGGTGTTAATAAACCATTACCATCGTAGTATGAACTTAATTCACCTAATATTGTAATTGTACAAGGACCATACGCGGTTGTATCTGGATAAACATATACCGCTACAACTTTTGATACCCCCTCATAGTATTCACTAATAAAAGATTCTCCGTTTATAGATGATGATACTATGCCTTCACCAGGTTCGTGATATATGGTGTTTCCAGCTGCATCTTTAATTTCAATTTTAACTAAAGTATCAGCTACCAATTCCTTTGAACCTGCTATTAAGAATGCGTTCTTACCACCAGTAAATGCATCTGGTATTTCTGTTACATTGAAGTAAGTACTATTTGGAGCAGTATCTACTACAAATGTATTATACTTATCTAAATTTTCAGCAAAAAGAGTTTTCTTTATTACGGCCATTATACAATATCTTTACTATAAATATTCTTAAAAAATAAATCTAACATATTTATATAAAGAAAACTAATAAAGTCTTTAAAAAACTAAAGAAAACTAAATAAGTTATGAAATTAATATGTGTTGGTGATAGTTGGACTGCCGGACATGGTGTTGAAACTAATTCCAAATACCAAAGAATTGCAGGTGGAGATTACGTTGTAGATTTTTGGCGTTCACAAAATTCTTGGCCAAGATGGGTAGCTGATAAATTGGGTGTTGAATATATTAATATGGGTGTATGTGGTGTGGGTAATAATTACATACTAAAAAATCCATTAAAAGATGTTGTTTTTAATGGTGATTATTTGGCATCGGATGATATTATAATAGTTATGTTTTCTTATCCATATAGAAATGCCACAAGTCCAATTGAAGATTATAAAGGATATGAAGATATGTTAAAAAACTATAAACATTTTTATTTTAATTCATTTTATCCAATGTTTAAAGATGAAGAAAATGTTGATTTGGATTTAACAAATTTTATAGAACCAGAAAATACAATGCTAGACGAATTGTTAAAATACCAAAACGAAACAGGTATCAATCCATGGAACTATAATATAAACATTAATGATTTTGAAAACGATAAATTACGATTGGGTGAATACCATCCAAATATAAATGGTTATAGAAAAATAGCAGATATTATTTACGAAAAAATAAAAAATAAGTTATGAAATACGCAATGTTACAAATAAAAAAAGAAACCCACGAACTTCTCAAAAATTATTGTGAAGAACATGGGTTTAAGATGGGTAGTTTGGTTGAAAACTTAATTAAGAAACATATTGGTGTTCCCAAAGTTCAAAACGGTGTGTTGAAAGCCGATAAAATTAAAAGTCAATCTTACTAAACCCATCTACTTTTTTAATTTCTATTAATCCATCTACTATATCTCTCATTTGTTCTAAATGTGAAATTATCCATATAAAATCAAATTGAGTTTTAAGATACTGCATCATCATAAATAGGGATGATAAGTTATCCGAATCCAATGTACCAAATCCTTCATCTATTACTAAAAAGTTTGGACGAGGTAAGTTACATACATTAATAAGTGCTACTCTAATAGCCAATCCACTTACAAATTTTTCCATACCACTACACATTTCTAACCCCCACTCCTGGTCATCATAAACAATTTTAGCATTAATTGATTTACCATCCATCTCCATTGTAATTCCAAAATCAACTACTTGAGCAAGGATATTGTTTACTTCATTTTCAATTACAGGTAACGCCTTTGAAATTAATTCATAAGGTATTCCGTCTCTCTTCACTGCGTCCAAATAATAGGTGTACAGGCGGTTCTTTTCTTCCAATACCTTAACATCATTCATCTTTTGTTTTATGTCCTCTATAAACGAAGATATGGATGAAATAGAACCATTTAAATGTGTTATATCTTTATTTAATTTACTAATTTCATTTCCAATATTATTTTTTGTTTTATTTAATTCAGAAATTTCAGTTTCTATTTGTTTATTTTTAGAAATTGTATCTTCATTTTCATAATACTTATTTATATTTTCATTAATAGTATTTAATTGGTTTTCTAATAATTGTTCTTTAGTTTTTAAAGCATCTAGTTCAACTTCTGTTTTTTCTAAAACAATTTTACTTTTAGAATATGTGTTTTTTAATTCATTATACTCACTATATTGTGTATCTACACCATTTAACGTATTTAATTTAAATTGAATAGAATCAACATTATTTTTAGAGTTATTTAATTTATTTTTTAAAATTATTAACTCATCTTTTGCGTTAATTGCATCTTTTACAAACACATTATCACAACAAAATTCACAATTAGGGTCATATTTATGTTCTTCTAAATGTAAAATCTTTTCATTCAATGTTTGTTCTATATATTTTAGTTTTTGATAAGAATTTTCTGCTTCTGAAACTTCATTTTTAATACTAATATACTTTGAGTAGACATTTTCGATATCAACATCAACTTCTTCTACTTTAAAAGTTTTATTGTTTACCAAAGAATGTGAAACTTCGGTTAGAATTGTACTACATTCTATAATTTTATTTTCTTTCGTATTGTATTCTTTAGATAAATTTTCTATTTGAGTTTTTAAATTCGTTTTATTTAATTCTAACTTTGGCAAATCTAAATTAGAATCTATAGGAGTTAATTCTCTGCTTAATCCAACAATTTTATCATTCAAATCAGTTACTTCTATATTTTTATTGTTTAGTAATGTTTCTAATGATTTCAATTGTGATTTTTTTTCAATTAATTCCTTACCTTTTTCGGCAAGTTCGGTTGTAAAATCTGTTTTCTTAAAATTTTTAATCAATACTGAAACTTCTCTGATATCTTCGGTTGCAGTATCATATAATTTATCAAAAATAGTTAAACCCATAAATTGAGCAAGAAGGTCTTTCCTTTCTGATTGTGATTTATCAATGAATAGTGCGTTATTACCTTGTAGTGATAGTGCAGTTAGTACAAAATCTTCATATTTTCCAACATATTGTTCAATAATTTGATTTGTATCTCTTCGTTCGGTTCCATTTAATGAAGTTTTAGTATCACCATCTTGTCTCCAAAATTGAACATCTACTTTTACATTTTTACCTTTGTTAATCGTTTTAGCAGTTCTCTGAATACCATAATCTACTCCATCTATTTGAAAATATAATGTACAATCAAATTCCGTTTTACGATTATTTAAAATGTTGGATGCTTTAAATGCTCTACTACTTTTATCATATAAACAAAATGATACTGCATCAAATAATGAAGATTTACCTGCTGCATTTGGAGCAAATAATCCAACTAATCCGTTTAATTTTGTGAAATCGATTTTATTACTCTCACCATAACTAAACATATTTGAAAATTCAAAACGAATTGGTTTCCACTGTATATTACGTTGGATATCATCTTGAACTATTCTACTATTTATATCTCTATTAATGAGTTCTAACCCCTTTAAATCTTCAGGAACTACAAATGGCATCATTCTTTCAATATACTCATTTATAAGTGAGTTTTGATAATTGATATCCGAAATATCTTCAAAGTCTAATTTGTTTAATCTATCACCTGTTTTAGATTTAGAAAGAGAATCGGTTCTGATAATTGTGAAATCTTCAATACCATATCTCATCTTAATTTCAGCCATTACTCTTTTAGTATCGGCAGAATCGGTATTAGATAAACGAACTCTTAAACGAGGTTTTTTTGGCATATCCGTTACAATAGGAACTTTACCATTATCAACATCCATAGTATAATATCCATAATCATTTTGAATATCAACTTCTTCGTATTTCATACTATCTAAATCCCAAACAAGGAATCCGTGCTTATCCAGCGTTTCACCGAAGTTTTGTTGAATCAATGAACCCGCATAAACTATCTTACATCCACTTGGTGAAATCATAGTTTGTCTTTTATGAATATCACCTAATAGAGCTAAATCGTATCCATCAAACATTTCGGTTGTGAAATGACGAGATGAAACTGTATATCCAATATCCGTTTGAGAGTTATCCACTGGTCCGTGAAATAGAGCAATCTTTTTATTAGAAGATAATGTATTTCCTTTTGGCCAATTTTCTTTTCTATCAAAAATACTAAATACTCCAAAATCTATCCCACCAATTGCATACACTTGAGTATCTTTGAGATATGTAAAGTTTGGTAAGTTTAGTGCCTCTACAATTGGAGTAAGAACATCTAATCTGTCAGAGTTATTCATATTACAATCGTGATTACCTGTAATAAGAATTGTTTCACAATGTTTAGAACATTCCGTAAATAACCAACTAATCTCTCTAACCAATTCAGGAGATAATTCTAATTTAGCATGAGCAATATCTCCTGCCAAATAAATTATTGAATCTTCCGTACCTCTTTTACGAATCTCTTCAAACATCTTTTCAAACACTTGCCGATACTCATTGTGTCTTTTCACATTACGGATGTGTATATCTGCAATATGATAAATCTTTTTTAATCTACTCATAAACTATTTATTTTATTTAATAGTAATTCTTCCGAAGTAAATTCTTTAGTTTTATTTAGTTCTTCGTAGAATTTTTCATACCCCATATCTGCGGCATCTTTATCTTTCAAATACATCATTTTAACTTGAATCCCATTTTTTCTAAAGTATTCTGCAGCTTTTAATGCGTCAGTCATTGCATCGTTATCTAATGATATAATAATGTTGCTTACTCCACTCATAAAGATTTTTTCAACTAATGTTTTTGATGGAAACTTACCTAAAAGTGGAATTGCATTTCTTTTAATTGTAATTGCATCAAATACACCTTCACATAATATAATTGGCTCATTCCAATTTATCTGTGATTCTAAACAAATTATATTTTTACTAATTGGTGGGTTTTTATATTTCATCTTCTCATCTGGATAATAAGAACGAGAAACAAAATAGTTTAGTGAACCTTCTAAACTATAAGATGGTATAATTATTCTTCTACTATACAATCCATCTTTACAATAGCCAATATTGTACTTAACAATTTCCTTCATACCAATTCCTCTTTGGGAAAGATAGAACATAGCATGTTTATATTCTGGATTGAATCCTTTTGGTTCTTCTGCTAATGAAATAAATTCTTTTGGGAGTTGTATAAATACTCGAGTTTCGGCATCTTCTTGTTGTGGTGTCCAATTACTATCTCCGTATATTTCTCTAATTATTGATATGGTTTTTCTATCCACATCCAATTTACGAAGTAAAGATGTTAGCTTTTTACCACCACTATTACAAGTCCAACAATGCCATTTTTGAGTTTCGGTATTTACTTGTAATTTGGGTTTATGGTGGTTACAAAAAGGACAATAAAAGGCCAGTTCATTACCTTTCAAATAATTGTATGTACCCAACACATTTGATAGTGTGGCTGTAACGAGATTTTTATCAGTTTGATTCAACACAAATCAAAGATAGTATAAATATTTTATATTTCCAAGTCTTTTAAAACCAATCTTCTGGAATGATTTTATCTGCGTATTTGTACCCATTTTTTACACACCAATCTGCGTATGTAGTTTTAGAGTTTTTTGTGATTTTGTTGTTAGAGTTAGAAAATACAAATCTTATATCCAAATGTGGATTTTGAGCCTTAACTAATAGATGTTTTTTCCTATCTGCTGCAACAAATCTACCTTTAGTTTCTACAAAAATACCGTTAGGTAATTTAAAATCAGGATTGTAGGTATGGTTTGAAGCGGGTACGATATAAGGAATCTTTTCGGATTCATATTTAACATCAATACCCTTTCCTTTAATTTGACTTGAAATAGTTTCTTCAAGACCAGATTTGAATCCGTGCTTTCTGCCAACCCAACTTTTAGACTTTTTTATAACTTTTTTAGCCATTAAAAATTATCGTTTTACTGAATCCGAATACTTTGCAAAGTTCTTTTC